GATGTTGACAGTGTGTGTGCAGAAGGCGAATGTTTCGCCTGAAGCTCACGCCGTTGAGGTAATTGGTACAGCGGTGAGGGAGTTCTTTTGGTACGGGCGCGAAGAATTTGAGGAAAAGAAACTCATGTTGCAAGAAATTGTAAAAGAGTGCAACCTCGAAGTCTACGTTGCCCCGACCACCTTCCCCACTTGGGAAAGTCTAGAGGAACAGTTTTGGGCAAACTCTAGCCACGTGTGTGAAACACGTGATGCCCTTGAGTCTGAGCTTTGACGCCAGGCATGGGAGAGTGAACTTCCATTAAACAAATCACTGGTGTGTGGTCTTGTAAGCCCTCACCAGATTAGTATTACACCGAAAACCCAAAAACAAGGAGGCGGTGCCCGAAAATGCGCCGTAACCGAGTCTGTGGCGGAAAAACCACAGGGCTTTACTGGCAAGCAATGTCAGTCTCCTCCTTTACAGGATGAGTATTCGATGAGTTCACGTTCCACACATTCAAGATGGGCGAAACGGCGTGATACACGAGCTGGGAGCCTGAGTATTTCAGAGCTACCGGATTGTGAGCCGATTCTCCACCGCCAAGATGCTGAACAGGACGTTTCAGAACCGTGTATGCGGTGTATGTTACAGTCTCTCGGCATGGATGTGCAAGCGGACGTTATCCCCTCTGTTGAAACGGGTGTCACGAGCGACCAGCGTCAAATTGTAACATTCCATGATACTAATCCGGGTGACCACGCTGGAATAGAGCGAAGTATTGATCCGTCAATGCACGCTGATCAAACCCCGAACGCAGATTTGCGCGATTTCTTTTCGCGCCCTGTCCGGATCGCCTCGTTTACGTGGAACGAATCCGATGCAGTCGGTACCTCTCACACGTACAATCCGTGGAATTTATATTTCTCGGACGCGCGTGTCAAGTACAAGTTAAACAATTTTGCGTTTATTCAAGCTGAGTTTGAGATCAAGATTTTGGTCAATGCGTCTCCGTTTTATTACGGTCAGATGCTGTGTGCCTATCAACCACTCCCCGGCTTGACCCCGAGCACCATTACTAATGATGCCGGGACCCGGTACTTTATCCCATACTCGCAACGGCCACATGTTTGGTTAGAACCGACCGGAAACAAAGGCGGATCGCTTACGTTACCGTTCTTCTACCACAAGAATTGGCTCAATGCACAGTCTGCTCAAGATATGACAGACATGGGACTTTTGACATTCCTGAACTATACCACTTTGGCCTCGGCAAACGGGGTCTCTGGTTCAGGTGTCACAGTATCGGTTTTTGCACATGCGAAGAACGTGCGGTTGTCAGGTCCTTCTGTGGGCCTTTCAGTGCAAAGTGACGAGTATGGTGAGGGTGCCGTTTCAGGCCCCGCATCTGCAGTTGCAAACGCCGCGCGTTGGTTCGAAGACATTCCAGTCATTGGACGATTCGCTACAGCCACGCGAATGGGTGCTTCAGCGGTTTCTAATATCGCGTCATTATTAGGCTGGACAAATGTTCCTGTCATTGAAGACACGATGCCGTATCGGCCAGAACCGTTTCCTCATATGTCTTCGACACAAGAGGGGTACCCAGTCCAGAAGTTGACACTCGATCCCAAGAATGAATTGACTGTTGACCCGCAAATTGTGGGTCTTCCTTCAAAAGACGAAATGAACATTGTTCACCTCGCAAAGCACGAATCTTATTTGTGCACAGCGACGTGGGCAACTACTAATGCCGTCGATGACATTTTGTTCTCATCCCGAGTTGGACCCATGATGTATGACAACGACGCCCAGACGAACTCGAAAGTGTACATGACGCCGATGTGCTGGTTAGCCAAACGTTTTGGTAACTGGCGCGGAGACCTCGTGTTCAAGTTCAAAGTAGTCGCCTCACCGTTCCATAAGGGACGTGTGCGGGTGTCATTTGACCCTTCAGGGTACTCTGGTGAAAACATTATCTCTGATGCCGTTTCCACGAATGTGGTCTTTACGGATATCTTGGATCTTGATGGCACGAAGAAGTAGAGTTCACAGTGCCCTATCAACAGGCTACCGCGTACTTGAATGTGCGCCCTAATGTGGGAGCTACCAATATTAATTGGTCCACATCTTTGTCGCCGACCTTCGCCTATGACCCCCTGTATGACAACGGGACGATCACTGTGCGTGTGTCGACGGCATTGACAGCACCTGTTGCTAGCTCGACGGTCTCCATTTTGGTCTCCGTCCGTGCTTCAGATAATTTCGAGCTCGCGAATCCGAGTGATGAGTCCCAGTTTTTAACAACATGGGCGGTTCAGTCGGAC